TAACGCTGGCATAAGTGCAGGCTTAGGTAATATGGCTTATCAAGGCCCCATGAATGCTGGGATGAGCGCTGGTCTGAAACGCGGCGGTAAAGTTAAAAAAATGGCTTCTGGTGGTAAAACCTCCAGCGCATCTAAACGTGCCGATGGTATTGCCCAGCGTGGAAAAACAAAAGGCCGAATGATTTAAATGGACTACCATGTTCTTTGGTCAGCAGCTTTATCCGCCGTTATGGGCGTGGCGGGGTATATTCTGCGTGAGAAGTTTGCTGAACTTAAAGAAGTAGCTTTAGAGCTACGGCGCGTTGAGCGTTTACTCAATATTACACGAGAGGAAAACCATCGTGATTTCATTACTAAAGCAGAAGTTCAAAGAATTACTGACCACATTGACCAACGCTTTAACAGGCTTGAAGAAAAGATTGACCAGCTTATTCGGCAAAAAGGATAATGATGCCGAGCACAAGTAAAAAACAACACAATTTCATGGCCGCGATAGCTCATTCGCCATCGTTTGCTAAGAAAGTAGGCGTTCCACAATCTGTGGGCAAAGACTTTAATCAGGCCGACAAAGGTCGTAAATTTTCTAAAGGTGGCGATATGAAAAAAATGAATATGGGCGGATATGCAGATGGTGGTATGCCTATGGTTAACAAAGGCGGCAAAATGGTTCCTAGCTTTGCTGCTGATGGTGTTGGCAAAATGAAAAAAGGCGGCATGGCTAAGAGCGATATGAAAGAAGACATGAAGGCTGATCTAAAACAAGATAAAGCCATGATGCAAAAAGCAGTCAATAAGCACGAAGGTCGTTTGCACAAAGGTGCATCTATGACCAAGCTGGCTAAAGGCGGCATGGCTCCATCTAAGATGGGTGCAGTCAAAGTTGGTAAAACTCCTGATGGCGTTGCTACTAAAGGCAAAACCAAAGGCACAATGATTGCCATGAAGCGTGGCGGAAAGTGCTAAGCCATGAAAAAATATAACGAAGGTGGTATCTATACCGCTGAAATGGGCAAACCCCCAACAGATCCTGAAGGTGTAGCTGCTACTAAAAAGCCTATGCCTAAAGTGCCAGTACCTAAAAAACCTATGCCTCCAAAAGACACAGTGTTTCGTGAAGGTATGCCAGTGCCTCAAGACATTGATGGCAGATCTGCAACTCGTAAAATGGCTAAAGGCGGATCGGCTTCTAGTCGTGCTGATGGTTGTGCTACCAAGGGTAAAACCAAAGGCACAATCATTAAAATGAACTATGGTGGAGCTTGCTAAATCATGGCTACTAGATGGGATAACCTGCCTGGACTTGATGACAATTTTTTAGACCGTGCCAGAGAAGATTTGCAAAAAGGTAAAAAGGGTCGCAATGTAGACTCTTCTAAACTTACTGGTGGCGCTAAAGAATCTGTTCGCGAAGCTGGTCGCCGTGCTGAAAACCGCAATGTAGGTCGTGCTGGAATACCTGCTGCTGTATTAGCTGGTAGTTATGGTATTGGTCGCATGATTGATGAAGAGACTGGCGTAGGTAAAAAGATAGTTGATAAAACAGTTGGCCCATCTATTGATCGTGCTGTTGCATCAAAAGATCGTGTTACTTTGTCTCCTGAAGCCAAAGCTCGTATTGAAGCTGGTGAGTTAGAGGAGAAAGAAACTCCAAAACCACGTAAAAAAGAAACTGAAACTGCATCGCCAGAAGGCAAAATGCGGCCAGGCAGAAATCCAGAGATTGATGATGAAACTCGTGAAAATGCTGGTGGTTATAAGCGTGGCGGTAAAGTAAATTCTGCCTCTCGTCGTGGAGATGGCATAGCTCAACGTGGTAAAACCAAAGGTAAATACTTATGATGGCAAGCCGTGGAATGGGAGCCGTTCTCCCAAGCAAAATGCCCAAAGGTGTACGCAAGGCGCGTAGGGATGACACTGACTTTATGCAATATGCAGATGGTGGTGCTGTTGGTTTGTATGCCAACATTAACGCCAAGCGTAAACGTATAGCATCTGGTTCTAAAGAAAAGATGCGTAAACCTGGTCAAAAGGGTGCGCCCACTGCTCAAGCTTTTATTGAGTCTGCAAAGACTGCAAAGTAAGTGCATTACTAAACGTTTAATAATACAAAAATCATGACCACTTCAGGCTCCACCCTCTTCAATATGGATTTCACGGAGATTGCCGAGGAAGCTTGGGAGAGAGCTGGTCGTGAAATGCGTACTGGTTATGACCTTAAAACTGCCCGTCGATCAATGAATTTGATGACTATTGAGTGGCAGTCTAAAGGTATCAATATGTGGACAATGGAGCAGGGGATCATTAACTTGACTCCTGGCCTAGCTACTTACGCTTTACCCACAGATACTATTGATTTGCTTGAGCACGTAATTAGAACTGGTTCTAATACATCATCTACGCAAGCTGACTTGACAATTACCCGCATTAGCGTTTCTACCTATGCAACAATACCAAACAAGTTACAACAGGCGCGACCGATTCAGGTATGGATTCAGCGGTTATCTGGCGAGACAAATCCTACAAACGCTGTTCTCAATGGTGCTCTTACCTCTACAGACACTACGATCACGCTTAGCACGGTGGTTGGGTTAGCTGGATCTGGGTTTATTCGTTTGGGTACAGAGGATATTTACTATACCTATGTATCAGGGAATACCCTTGGTGGTGTATTCCGTGGTCAGAATAATACAACTGCGGCCGCTCAAGCCGATGGTACTGCGGTGTTTGTGCCCCAGTTACCTGCTGTAACAGTATGGCCAACCCCAGATAACAGTACTACATACCAGTTTGTTTACTGGAGACTGCGTAGAGTTCAAGATGCTGGTGCTGGTGTAGAGACGGCAGATATGAATTTCCGCTTTTTGCCAGCTTTGACCGCTGGTTTAGCGTATCACATAGCTATTAAAGTGCCTGAATTAATGCCTCGCATTCAGATGCTTAAACAGATTTACGATGAAACCTTTGAGATTGCCGCAGGTGAAGACCGAGAGAAGGCGGCGATTAGGTTTGTTCCTCGTCAGATGTTTATTGGTAGCACATAATGGGAAATAGGTTTGCATCTGGCAAGATAGCGATTGCTGAATGTGATCGCTGTGGTCAGCAATATCAACTTAAAACGCTTAAGACTGAGATCATTAAGCAGCGTAAATATCAGTTGTTAGTTTGTGCTGAGTGTTGGGATCCAGATCAGCCTCAGTTGATGTTGCGTACATTTCCTGTGGATGATCCACAAGCTTTGCGTAACCCTCGTAAAGACACAACGTATGTCACATCTGGTGTTAACGTTAATGGGAATCTCTCTGGCGGTTCACGAGACATTCAGTGGGGCTGGTATCCAGTTGGTGGAGCTAGTAATTTTGATGCAGGATTGACACCAAACTACTTGGTGGCAACGACATTTGTTGGTACAGTTACAGTATCTTAAGGAGATTAAAATGGCATACACACGATCAGCCGATGGCATTGCTAAAAAAGGCAAGACTGAAGGTAAAAATTTGGGCGACAGTGGCCCTACTCAAAAACAAATGATGGGCGGTAAAGGCAAAGGTAAGGGTAAAACCAATGCCGATATGTTGTCTATGGGTCGTAACTTGGCAAAAATTGCCGCACAGAAACGAGGCTAATCATGGTTACACAAGTTAAACCAACTACAAAAAACAGTCCTAAGATTGTTACAGGTACTAGCAAAGGTAAAGAAAATAAACCTGCTATTGCTTATGTAGATCGTGCTAAAGAAGGCTTAGCTCAGTTGGCTTCTCGTCCTGACCAAAGTGATGCAGCTACAGTTAATATGTCTGTAGGCAACATTACCCGTCGTCCTGCACCAGCTACTAAAACTTCTGGTATTAAAATGCGTGGTGCAGGCGCAGCTACCAAAGGATTTATGGCACGAGGCCCAATGGGTTAAACATGAATTACACCCAGCTTGTCACGCAGGTAAACGATTACTGCGAGAACTCTTTCCCAACTGACAATATGAATGTGTTCATTCGTCAGGCGGAGCAGCGCATCTATAACACCGCGCAACCTGCTAATCTGCGAAAGAATGTGACAGGCTTTTTAACAACTGGCAATAAGTACCTTCAGTGCCCAGCAGACTTCCTGTCTGTGTATAGCCTTGCTGTATACCCATACAACACGACAACTGCCACAGGAACATCTGGGCAGAAAACAATTGTTGTTGCAAGTACTACAGGTATTGCAGTAGGCCAGCAAGTAACGGGTACAGGGATTGGTACTAATGCACAGGTGCGTAGTATTGCAAATACAACTATTACCTTGACTGTAGCTAATAGCGGTACGGTGTCAAGTTCTGTGGTTTTTCAAGGTGACTACCTGTACTTGCTAAACAAAGATGTTAACTTCATTCGTGAAGCTTATCCTTTGTCGGCATTTGCATCTGAGCCTAAACATTACGCTATCTTTGGCCCTCGGTCAGATGATGTGAATGAGTTAACATTTATTGTTGGCCCAACACCATCAGCAGCTTACAACGCAGAGCTTCACTACAACTACTATCCTGAGTCTATTGTCACGGCTGGAACAACCTGGCTGGGTGATAACTTTGATTCTGTTTTGTTGTATGGCACGATCTGCGAAGCCTACACCTACATGAAGGGTGAAGAGGGCATGGTTAAGTTAGCTCAAGATCGCTATGTGCAAGCTATTGCCCTGTATAAAAACCTGTCAGATGGCAAACAACGTGCTGATGCTTATCGTGATGGTCAGGTTAGGGTAGCTGTTTCATGAGTAACATTCTACAAACCCAAACCACTAGCTTTAAAACGCAGTTATATACAGGCGTTCACAATCTATCCACGGATACATTAAAGATTGCCTTGTATACGGCTAATGCTGATTTAAACGAATCAACCACCGTTTACACGACAAGTGGTGAAGTGACGGGTACAGGTTATGTAGCTGGTGGGGTAGCTCTTACGGGCGTAACCATTAACTCGTCTGGGTTTACAGCTTATGTAGATTTTGCTGATGTGGTGTTTAACGCTTCAGTCACTGCTCGTTGTGCTTTGATCTATAACGTCACGCAGGGTAATAAATCTATTGCCGTATTGGACTTTGGGTCTGACAAGACTTCTACCAATTTCACCATCACAATGCCTGCTAACACTGCAACAGCGGCATTAATTCGTAGTTCTAACTAAGGAGTCAATATGACCACGGAAAAACTTACAGCAATCGACCATGTTTCTAGCGGTCTTATTGCTGGTACAAAATCAAACGAAGAGGCAAAAGCCACTGGCGTTTACTACGTTGAGTGCCATGACAAAGATGGCAAGCTCAAGTGGTCTGCTGAGTCTAAAAACTTGGTGGTCAACGTTGGCCTACAGTACATGGCTGGCACGGCTCTGACTTCAGTCACTCAGATTACCACTTGGTACATTGGCCTGTACGGTGCTGGTGCTTCTAATACGCCTGCGGCTGGCGACACGATGTCTTCCCACGCTGGCTGGACTGAAGTCGTTCCTTACAGCAATGCGACCCGTGTGGCGGCTACGTTTGCCACAGCGACTACGGCTAATCCTTCTGTGGTGACTAACTCAGCTTCTCCAGCTACGTTTACCATTAACGCTACATCCACTGTTGGTGGTGCGTTCTTGACAAGCGGTAGTGCTAAGAGCGGCACGACTGGAACATTGTTTTCAGCGTCTGACTTTAGTTCTCCCGGTGATCGCTCAGTGGTTTCTGGCGACATTCTGTCCGTTACATACACATTCTCTCTTGCAGCTTGAGGTCTAAATGGCTGAAGGCGGCTGGGGTTCTGGCACATGGGGTCAGGCTGGCTGGGGTGATTCAGTCTATGACCGGAGTGTTGCTGAAACTGCGACAGGGACAGATGCCGATTCTTCAGTTGTAACCTTTGGCTCTAGCGTTGCTGAGACAGCCACTGGAACTGACGCGATCAGTGCGTTGGCTACCTTTGGAGGGGCAGTATCAGAAACGGCTACAGGCACAGATGCCATAAGTTCCATACCAACGTATGGGTCAACGGTAAGTGAGACTGCCACGGGTACGGATGCGGTTAGTTCCATACCTACTTATGGGGTATCGGTATCTGAAACGGGTACGGGAACAGATAGCATTTCAGCGTTGGCAACCTTTGGGGCGGCTGTTAGTGAGACAAGCACGGGTACTGATGCAGTATCCAGTTTGG